GCCTTCAGCGAGCACGCAACGGTGGACAGCGTCAGCGTTTTTGAAACCGATGAGTTGGCAGTTCGCGGCATTGAGCGATTTGACATAAACGTTCACGATGTCGGAACCAGCTCAACGTGCGGCCCGATTGTCGGCCTGATGTGCTACGACGCGGCGTAATTCAACGTGACGTGCAACGATGCGGCGTAATTCAACGTGACGTGCAGCGATGAGGTGTAAACAGAAAGCATAAGCAAAGAAGGGAGTATAAAAGTATGTTGCAAAACAATAACTCTGGAATCGTGGCCATGCCGCCTACGCTTCAAACGGCGGCATCTACGGACACGATGTCCTTTTCCAAACTTGACGCCAATGGCCAGCCTTATGACTACGCCAATTGGTACATCAATTTGGGTACGCAGGTAACAAACTGCTCTGCCGTGCATGTGCAAGAAATACTGATTGCCGAAAGCGACACGGTAACAAGTCCCTCCAGCATGACAACCATCGTGGCCTTTTCAGGCAGTGCCACAACGGATGCAACGCACGGCTGGACAATCCCGGCGGTTCTATACACCGGCAAGGGCGGCGTTGTCGAGCTTCAAATGGATTTGCGCAAGCGCAAAAAATACATCGGTGTAACAATCACCGGCGCTGCCGCGGCATCCAACGTCACTACTATAAGTGCCGTTGTTTTGATGTCACGCGGCAAGGAATCCCGCGATAGCAAGGCCCAGAAGAATCATGCAGGGGCTGTATATGGCAACCTTTGTATGACGAATGCTCAGGGTTGTTTGGCCCTGGTCGCTGCTTAATGTTGGCAATTGGTTAATGTGTTTTCTTTCCCGGTGTGTTCCGCTTCGGCGGGGCGCACCGGGATTCAGGGAAAGAAAAGAATGAAAGAAATGGAACAAATAGTGAGATTAAATCTGGGTTCGGGCGGGTTTCCGCTGCCCGATTACGAAAATATAGACATTAAAGACGGAAAAGGTGTGTACCCTTTGGTTGATTATGCAGACAATTCGGTTGATGAGATAAGGGCCTCCCATATCCTCGAGCACTTCGGCCGCAGGGAAATCAAGGATGTCCTGACCAATTGGGTTGCGAAGCTGAAAATCGGGGGCATTTTGAAAATCGCCGTTCCCGATTTCGACAACCTGGCCCGGCGGTATATCAACGGTGAAAAGTTGGATTTCCCCGGGTTTATCTACGGCGGCCAGACGGATGCAAACGATTTTCACAGGTCGTTTTTCGATGAGAAGGGGCTGCGGCATTCACTGGAATCTCTGGGATTAAGTGACATTAAGCGCTGGACATCAGAGATTGCCGACTGTGCGAATTACCCGATAAGCCTGAATTTGCAGGGGCAAAAGGCGCAGGATGAGGTTATCTGCGGTGAAATTTGCTTTGTGGACAAGGCGTACTCGTCGCTGCTGGAGGATTTATGCCGCCAGAAGCGCAATGTTTATTCGCAAAACGGCGAGGACGGGGTAATCGAGGCCATCTTCGACAAAATAGGGGTCCAGAACAGGTGGTGCCTGGAGGTTGGCGCATCGGATGGGATTATGTTTTCCAATACCCGCCGGCTTGTTGAGCAGGGCTGGAACGCCATTTTAATCGAAAAAGACGAGGTTTTGTATAAGACTTTAGTCGAGAACTGCAAAAAGTACCCCGCCGTGCGGGTGTTTAATATGGAAATCGGGGGTGCAAATACCCTTGATTCGATTTTGAAGCGCTGCGGGGCGCCGGAGGAGATAGACCTGGTCTGCATCGATGTTGACGGCCAGGACTGGCACGTATGGAACCAGATGCTCGTGTATCGGCCCCGCCTTATGGTGATTGAATATAACAATAACGAGGAGGAAACCAATTTTATTCCCCCGATTGGAGGCGACGGCCAGGCGGGCAAGCTGGCAGTTAAAAACCTGGCGATAGCCAAGTTGTACCATAATATGGTGCTGACCGCCTACAACATCATCGCGATTCGCAATGATATAAAAGCCGTTGAAAATAAGGCCGCGGCCGAGCAGGTACAGAACGTAAAAACCTACGCGCTTATGTCGATGCCGCGGTTGACATTTACGGACAACATGTTTTCAGCGGTCCGCTCTTTGATTCCGCTGGGCATCAATCTCGAAAAAGGCTGCGGGGTATTCTGGGGACAGGTATTGACCCGCCTGATAGAGATGCACCTTGACGACGGCACGGAGTATATCCTCACCGTTGATTATGACACTTACTTTACAAAGAACCAGGTAATTCGATTGCTGCAATTGATGCAGGAACACCCGGAAGCCGATGCGATTGTCCCGCTGCAGATTAAACGCGAGTGCGATTTCCCGCTGATTGGCAGAATCGATGGGGAAAAAAAGGTTTATACACAAATCCCGACCGTTGAGTTTGAAAAAGACCTGATGCCGATTACAACGGGACACTTCGGGCTGACTGCCTTCAGGGTCGAATCACTTAAAAAGCTAAAAAAGCCGTGGTTTTTCCCGAAAACCGACCCGGATGGCGGCTGGAACGATGGGCGGCAGGATGAAGATATTTACTTCTGGCACAATTTCGCCGCATCAGGACTGCAGGCGTTTCTCGCCCCCAAAATTGGCCTGCCTCATTTAGAATTGATGGCAACTTTACCCGGCAGGCTGCAGGATGGTTATAAGCCCGTTTATCGTCATATTACCGACCTGGACAAAAACGGTCTGCCTGACTGGTGCGAGCCGAAGGTAACACTGTTGAAATGAAAGGAACATAGGTTTATGAAAATCAGACTCTTAAAGAATTATCAAATGTCCGGGCCCGGTGACATTATAGACCCGGCGAAACCTGTGGCGGATTTGTTAATCGGTCGCAATATCGCCGTGGCCGTAAAAGTCCCGGAAACAAAGAAAAAGAAAAGGGCCAGATAATGGACTGGAAAGTGACGACAGAACCGACGGCTGAGCCTCTGCATCTCGATGAGGCCAAACTGCACCTGCGGGTCGATACCGCCGATGACGATGCGCTGATAACCTCCCTTATAAAAGCCGTCCGCCAGTGGTGTGAAGGATTCCAGAACAGGTCCTACGTGCTGCAGACTATCGGGGGCAAACTTGATGGCTTTGCGAACCGCCTCAGCCTGCCCGGCCCGCTGCTTCGAGAGGTCACATCAATTGAGTATATCGATATCGCCGGCGACACGCAGACGCTAAGCACATCAGTTTACTCGGTCGATACGACAACCGAGCCTGGCCTTGTTACGCTTGCGTATAACCAGTCCTGGCCTTGCACAAGAAGCCAGCATCATGCCGTGAGCGTAAACTATAAGGTCGGCTATGTTGTGCCCTTCACCGTCAATACCACGAGCAATGTCATAACGGCAATCGACCATACTTACAGCGACGGCGACATTGTGCAACTAAGCAACAGCGGCGGCGCTGTGCCCGCGGGCCTGGCGGTTAATACCAATTATTATGTTCGGGATGACAGCGGTAACACCTTAAAGCTGGCGGCAACCTCCGACGGGGAGGCCATCGATATCACCGGCGAAGGTACAGGCACGAGTTTTTTAGGCATCATGCCGGGTCCGGTGCTGGCCGCGATGAAACTGCTCATCGGGCATCTGTATGACAACCGCGAAACTACTTCGCCGCTGACAATACAAGAGGTGCCTTTGGCGGCCAGGTCATTGTTGACTATTGACAGAATATATCCTGTTTGAAGGAGTGATTGTGCGAGGATTGAAACTCAATCTCGGTTCAGGGACTGTCAAAATCAGGGGTTATGTGCCGGTTGATGTCAAATTGGGTTCGCAGGTGTTTCCCCTTACATACATCGACAATACCATAACCGAGATAAGGGCCTCGCATATCCTCGAGCATTTCAGTCATTGCCAGAGCCTGAACGTGCTCAAACACTGGGTGGGAAAATTACGGCCCGGCGGGCTTATAAAACTCGCGGTCCCCGACTTTGCGAAGATAGCAAAGCGATACGTGCAGGGCAAGTTCGAGAACATCGAGGGTTACACGGTCGGCGGGCATACCGATGCGCACGATAAGCACGGCGCTATCTTCGACGATAGCAGCCTGCGGCAGTTAATGACCCAGGCGGGCCTGATAGATATAAAACCGTGGAAATCGACAGTCAAGGACTGCGCATCGTTGCCAATAAGCCTGAATCTGCAGGGCAGCAGGCCGGCCATCGTGAAAAAAGCCCTGCCGGTAGTCCACGCGGTTATGTCAATGCCGCGACTGGCTTTCACGGATAACATGTTCGCGGTATTCAAGGCGATGGTCGAGGCGCGTATAAGTTTCAGCCGCGGCTGCGGCGTATTCTGGGGCCAGATTCTTACCCGGCTTATGGAAGAGCACCTGCACGATGGCACCGATTACATCATAACGTGTGATTATGATACGTGGTTTACGCGCAAGCACGTCAAGCGCCTGCTGCAGTTGATACAGGATAACCCGGAGGTTGACGCCATCGTGCCGGTGCAGATGAAGCGGGGCGAAAATTACCCGCTGATAGGTGTACCGCCGAAGGAAAAAAACCAGCGTGAAGTAACAGTACCCGTGCGGGAATTTTTGAAACCGCTTACGCCAATAGTCATCGGCCATTTCGGGCTGACTCTTTTCCGCACCGCGGCACTGCGAAAATTCAAACAGCCCTGGTTTATGCCGGTGCCTGATAAGCAGAACACGTGGGGCGAGGGTCGGACTGATGAGGACGTGAATTTCTGGCAGAAGTTCGCTAAGCAGGGATTCAAGACCTGCTTAGCCAACGAAATCAGGCTGGGCCATCTGCAGATGATATGCGTATTCCCGGGCGACCCGCGCGACGGCTTTAAGCCGATTTATACGAATATGAACGCTCTCGACCGGGGCGAGATACCGCCCGGCTGCGAGCCGGAAATATACTAAATAAGGAGAAACATTATGACTATACCGTCGAGGTTGGAAGGCGACCACTATGTAAATGGCAACCTGGCCGCAAAGACGATGACTATTCCCGCCAGCGCCGTGAGCAATACCCATATAGCCGCCAATGCCGGGCTATCCGCATCCAAGCAGGAGCATCGTTTTTCGCAGACCTATTCCCAGGCTGCAGGTGTCACGGCCGCCGATGAGGACAAGGCTGTGCATATAGTTTACGGCGCCACCGGCGAAATCATCGGCTTTGAGGCCGGCAGCGGGGGGGTCTGTGTCGGGGACGGCACGATTACGGTTGACTTGCGCAAAAACGGCGTCACTAACAGCCTGCTTTCGGCGGCGATAGTGCTTGACAGCAGCAATACCGCCTATGTGGCCGAGGCCGGGACTATAGGCACCGCTGATGTGGTCGATGGCGATGTGCTGCAGGTGGTCGTAGCTACCGCCAAGACAAGCGGCACCGTCGGCACCGGTGTATTTGCAAGAATTATATTCAATGAGGACGCCGCATAATGCGGGCAGGCAGATTAAGACACAGGTTCGAGTTTCAGAGCAGTACCGGCGAGCAGAATGCGTTTGGTGAGCCGATTCAGACCTGGACAACTTACACGACATTGTGGGCCGGGCTGGAACCGCTGCGGGGCGAGGAAATCATCCACGCCCGGCAGGTGACGGCAACGGTATCGCACAAAATCAGGGTGCGTTTTAACAGCAGCATTACCTCTAATCACAGGGTGGTGTTTGACAGCCGAACCTTTGAAATCAACTCGGTAATCAATCTCGGCGAACGCGACAGGGAGCTGGAACTGTACTGCACGGAAGTGGTTTGAGAAAGGGTAATTGTGGCGGTTGTAGAAGGCGCAAAAGAGTTGGAGCGTAAATTATCGCGGCTGGAGAAAAAGGTCGGCAAAAAGATTGTCCGCACCGCCCTTCGCAGAGTGGCCAAAGAAGTGCTGCTGCCGGCGTCCAAAGATAATGCCTTAAATATGGTCGGCGGCAGTATGGGTGCTTTGATTGCCAAGAGTCTGGCCGTGCGGGCATTGAAGCGCAGGCGTGGTTCTTTCGGCGTGCGGGTAATGCTCAAACCCGATGTCGAGGGATTTGTCGATGTATCCGCCTCGGGCAGGCGGTTCTACATCCCCGGAATCATCGAATACGGCCATGATAACGCCCAGCCTATACCATATTTGCGCAACGCCGCGGCGGCCAAGAAACAGCAGGTCGTACAGATGGCGACGAGCCTGATAAAAACGGGTATCGAGTCGGAGGCCCGTAAATGAACATAGGGCTTTACTTGAGATGTGATGATAACCTTGACACGGATGTCGTATTGGATAGTTCGCCAAACAGCAACCATGCAACAATGCACGCTACTATAGAGGGTGAAGACCCCCCAGACAACTATGAGGACACCAGTTTCAACCATGATGCCGATACAGCAGTAGGTACGGGCGCATTGACATTGCTCGATATTTTTATAGATGCCGCAGACACACTAATTCAGATACCGGATGCCGCTTCGAACCGCATGGGCGTGGGTGACTGCTCGCTTAGTTTCCGCATCAAGGGGTCGCGGAACAAGATAGCCAATAATGATAGAGTTTTTTACAAGGGCACTGACTTCGATATTTATGTTGGCCTGCAGGAACCGACACGCTTTGCAGTCCGGTTCGGGATCAGTGATGATTATTTTAGCATCGATTATGCCGATGTATTTGCCGCCACTGATGCCGTTTGGCATCACGTCGTTGTAACCAGGGAGGCAGCGACAAGTAAAATCAGGATGTATCTTGATGCTGTTCTTCAAACGGATATCACCAGCGGCCTGACTTATGTTACAGGGACAATTTCAGACATTTCTTATTCCGGAGCCGATATATTTGTCGGCGCTAAAAATGCGGGATTTGAAAATAAGCCCTCAATTGTAATTGATGATATTCTGCTGGTCGATACAGTGCTGACCGCCACACAGGTTGGCTATTTGTTTGACAGCCGCTCGGATATTATCGCTATGGCCAGCGAAACCCAGCCTGTGCCCGTTATCAGCAGCGTAACCGACAACAACGACGGCTCAATAACGCTTGCAGTTACCGGCGATGACACAATCCAGCTATATTACCGCCTGCTGGGCGCATCGGCCTGGACCACAGGCGAAAGCCGTAGCGGGGACGGTGATATTGTGCACACCGGCCTGACGCTGAATAAATGGTACGAATTGTACTGTGTTTCTGTAGGCGATTATCATACCTCGGCACCCACGGCCATTGAAAAAATCTTTATCGACAACGGCGAGTATAACGACATCGAGACCGCAATTTACAGCGTATTGACCGGCGACGACAGCGTCAATGCCCTTGTTGCCGCGCGGGTGTACCCGCAGGTTATGGATGAGGGGGCTGTTTTGCCCGCGATTGTATATCATCACCTCAACACGGGCCGCGAATGGGTACTGGACGGGCCTGTCAACCTGACCGAGCCGCGGTTTCAGGTCAACTGCTTTGCGGCGACGTACTACCAGGCCCGCGACCTGGCCAACAAGGTGCGGCTTGTGCTGAACGGCTACAGCGGAACGGCGAATGGCGTAAAAATCTGGGGTATTGAAATAGAAAACGAGGGCGATTTACTGTTTGAATCCGCATCGGCCACGGGCCTTCGACGCTACGGCAAACGGGTGGATATACGGATACATTTCAGGGAATCGCAGGAATAAAGAAAGGAGTAATAACACAATGGCAAGAAACGGCGGAATCGGCAACGGGGCGACGCTCAAGGGCGCCAGCTCCATGACAAGCGGCATAACCGAGGTACAACGCATCGGTTTTCCGGATATCGATGTCGATGAAATCGATATCACCAGCATGGGCAGTACCACTACAGCTACGGCCTACAGGTCATTTGTGCCGGGTCTTATTAACGGCGGCAACATCGAGGTTGACCTGGTTTACGAGCCGGCAAACGCAAAACTTCTACTGGCTGCCGTGGGATCTGCCCCCGAAACCTGGACAATCGCTATCCCGGCGGTGGGCACAAGCGGCACGGCCACGTTCGCGGTCGCCGGCTTTATCAAGAGACTTGGCGGTGACTGCCCGCAGGGCGACAAAATCAGCCAGACCGTGACAATCAAGGCAAGCGGCGTGCCGACATTCTCGACAAGCTGACCGGTGGATTTGCGATTGACGATTGACGATTGAAAAAAAGGTCGAATAGTGATTTTTATCTGACAAGGAGCACTATGGGTATTTTGAGCAAAAGCGATATCTTCAGCGCCAGGGATATCAAGACAATTACGGTGGCGGTTCCGGAGTGGGGAGGCGAGGTCCTGGTCAAAACACTTACCGGCACCGAGCGGGACAACTTCGAGCAGTCGCTGATTGGCGACGACAGGAAGGTCTCAATGACCGATGCCAGGGCCAGACTATGTGCTGCTTCGATTGTCGATGAGGAAGGCAGCCGGCTTTTTACCGATGCGGACATTGCCGCCCTGGGCCAGAAATCCGGCAAGGCGCTTGACCGTGTCTATTCGGCGGCCTCCAGGGTTAGCGGCCTGACTGCTGCGGACTTCGAGGAAATGGTAAAAAATTCCGGGATGCCCGGTCCCCAAGGCGATTCTACTTCAAGTTAGCGGCGCACCTGAAAATGACCGTTGCCGAGCTGCTTGGATGCATAAGCAGCAGGGAACTGACCGAGTGGCAGGCGTATTTTTCCGTTGAGCCGTTCGGCGAGGACCGGGCGGATTTGCGAAGTGCCATAATCGCCTGCGTGATGGCGAATGCCTGGCGAGGCAAAAACAGCAGGAAATTTAAGCTCAAGGATTTTATGCCGAACTTTGGACCCCAGGAAAAACAGTCGGTGGGATATATGCGGGCGATGCTGGAAGGATACACACAGTTATCAACACGGGCCGCTAAAAGCAAGGGCAAATAATGGCTACAATATCGACACTTGCGGTAAACCTGGTTGCCAGAACCAGCGCATTTAATCGCGGCCTGCACAAAAGTCAAAGGCAATTGAGGGCATTCACGCACAGTGTCGGCAATATAATCAGGCCGCTTGCGGCAATAGGGACGGTGGCGGGAACTGCGGCCGCGGTCGGTCTGGGCTATCTTATAAAGCGGGAAATGGACTATATCGACACGACCGGCAAGATGGCCCGCCGCATCAATATATCGACCGAGGAGCTGGTCGGCCTTCAGCACGCCGCACAGTTAAGCGGCGTGGACATTGAGGGCCTGAACAAGGCAATGGAGACCTTTGTGCGGCGGCTGGGCGAGACCCGCATGGGTGTCGGGCAAGCGCAGTATGCCCTCGACAAGCTGGGATTGACTACTGAGGATGTGCTGTCGATGTCGCCGGCGGAAAGTTTCAGGATGATTGCCGACCGAATCAATGGTCTAAGCAACCAGGCCGACAAGGCCGCCTCCGCCTATTACCTGATGGGCCGGCAGGGCATGCAGATGCTCAATATGATGCAGCTCGGCAGCAAGGGCCTGATGAAAGTGCAGGAGGATGCTCAAAGGCTGGGCCTGACTTTCACAATGCAGCAGGCCCTGCAGGTCGAGGCCGCAAACGATGCCCTGTACAGAATGAAGACGGTATTTACGGGCATAGGGCGGACGCTGGCGATAGAAATATCGCCGGTGATTGAACAGCTCAGCGACCGGTTCACCGAATGGGCCACATCGGGCCCGGGCCTGGCGGAAAAAGTCAAGACCGCAATAGACGGCATCGTCAGCAGTGTTCTTGAAATTGGCACAAGCCTGGATGGCATAAACCTCAAATGGAAGGCATTCCACATTGGGGCATTAACAGGTAAGGCCCATATTTACGAAATCATAGACGGGCTTACGAATATC